GTTATGAGTGATTTGTTTATTCTCACCAGGTACCAAAATTAATTGATGAAGTCTTTGTCCATAAACCCGTACTACTAACATATTGCAACACATCGCCATCACTTGCATTTAAAGCACTCACATCCTCCAACTGAACCAACCTATTTATATACGATCCGCCACTCACACTATCGCCAATATTAATATAAATAGGTGCTGGTGCAGTTACTTTTACATACACATTACTTGTAGATGTAGTAACCTTTATAATAGGCTGAGTGATATTATAATTTATCTTTATATACATCTTATGATGTTATTTGAGATTGGACTTGAATATAACCTTGCATCCACGTGTAAGTACCACTAACGGTAGTTACTTGCAAATCATAAATAAATTCACCTTGTGGATATGCAGCAGTTGTTACACTTGATAAAGTAACTGTTCTTTGGTTAGTTGCACCAACCACAAAGTCTGCATTAGTCCAAGTAAACTGAGTAACACCAGCACTATTTTTAGCCATTAGCTTAAAGGTATCACTTGCAACATTTATTGCAGTGGTCTCGCACTCATCCTCCCAAAATGACAAAGGAAGAACGTATGTATCTCCTTGGCGAATGGGCATTAAATTAAATTCTGGTATCATAATCTATCTGCTTTATCTTTTAATTCCAATTTTATGTCTTGCAAAGCGTCAAAAATCTTCCCCAATTTCTCTCCAATTTCATCCTCTTTTTTCTCAAGGGTGCGGACACGAAGGTCAAGCTCTCTCAGCTTAATCTTCATGTCCGTAAACATCTTCGACAATGCCATTGCAAATGCAATAGTCTGAATAATTATCGTCACAATCACCCCTTGCTCCATCTCTTACTTTTTAGCGTCACTTGCAAAAATGCCCACTAAAAGCATTCCAAGACCAGCTAAGACCATCTTCCAATCATTAGCCATTGCGCCTTCCCAAATCATAGGTAGTCCAGCTACCGCACCAAAAAGGCTTGTCTTTACATTTTCCATCATTTGTTTCATATTATTATTATTTAACTTGTTACATAAACCGCTATCACGCTTGTGCCGTTTAGCGAAGAACCTAAATTAATTACTGGCCCAACACTTATAGTATAGTTATAGTACCATTTGCCTCCATATCCAATTGCAACAAGTTTGTAAGTAAGTGGATCACGACCCGTAATTGTTCCACCAGCGACTGTGTAAGTATCAACACTTGTAATCTCAGTAAAAGGGCCAGTGCCTTGTAAAGTATATGAGTATTGACCAAAGTTATTAACATTTGAGTCAATTGACAAACTTGTTATTACACAATTAAATTTATATACTTTATAGTTATTTTGAGCATCAATTATATCCAAATAACCCACATAAGTTACGTCAGTTGACTCAATAAATGGCTCAAAAAATGTGATAGGTTGCATATTACTTTCAACAAGTTTTACCAATCCATTGCCACTAATTGTGTATGTTTTTCTACCCTTAATATATTGCCTATATGCACTATTTACTTTTGGTGCTAATTCAATTGTCTCAGCATTTATGGTCAAATTAGCATCCTTCGCACACGCAAAAGGGTAAACTCCACCACTTTCATTTGTGAGTGCTAAAATTAAACCTTCAGCTTTTACTACGTCAGCCATTATTTATATATGTATTTATCGTTATATGAATCGTAATTCAATGCATTAGGAATGGAGTAGTTATTAACTTGAAAGCTGCCACTTGTAAATTGGATGCTATCCAATGTCTTTCCTACTTCCGTTGCGCTAAAAGTAATTTCAAACACATCATTAGGGTTAATTGTGATAGAACCTGATGGTGATAAGTTAAAAGTAAATGCTTGAGGATTTACATTGACTGGGTATGTTTGAGTTTTTATAGTTGTGCCATTTTGCTTAACTAAGAAGCTTGTTGCAACGGGTAATGCCCCAGTCGTTTGAATGATATTACCACTAAGTGATATTGTGATAGCATTAGTGATAGTTTGTGCTCCTTTGTAGATAATTTTATTATCAGCCGTAGTTATAAAATCACTATTAGAACCAGTTAAAAATGGAACGGATTGAGTACCTACATAAGTGCCAGTCTTAACCAATGCGCTAAATGACCTTGTTACCGCTGCGCTACCATCTCTTGCATTATCCCAAACCTCCTCAAGTGTCGCACTCCAAGTTGCACTTGCAAAGTCAATTTCTTTAAGATTAGCTATATAGTAAACCTTATTAGAATCATCATCCATAAACTTAATAGTGTTGATAAGGCCTATTGGCACTCTTGATGTGTCAAGCCAAGTCAACCCGTAAAAATTTGCATCAATCTTATTCCTATTATATCTATTGTGTGACCAATGGGTGATGGCATTTTGCTTTCTAAATGCTTGTCTCTCGCCACTATATCTAAGTCTAAACCAATTATTGTCTGTTGGTGTAAGAGGTGATTTTATTTGAACTACACCATCAACTATCTCACTTTCAAATATACAACCTCTGTATGCTTGTGTTAATTGATCATCAAAATAAGTTGTATTACGAGCCTTTTCAAGTGCAGTATTGCTTTTAGTAAATGTCGCCTCTACCTTTTGTAAGCCAAGTTCAAATTGATCAAAACGATTATAAACCGAGAAATCAAAGTTCTTAATTCTCATCACTTGACCTAACACTTGTGTGGATGATTCTACATCACAAACAAAATAAAAATATAGTTGGCCATTATTAGGTAATGGGTCAGACTCAATTTCTAATGTATTCCACTCGGTTTCTTCTATATTCTCGGCACTACCATAATTAATTAATATTCCTTGAGCAGTGCCAGAACCACTCCATTGACCATCAGCGACAAGGAAATATGTTGTAACATCAGTTACTAATTTTGCATAAGCCACTCTTGTAGGATATATGGTTGCCGAACCTGGGAATGTATCACTAAATTGCACCTCGAAGGATAGCCTAAGTCTCTCCCCTCCATAAACATTTATAGGCTCAGATTCTATCATATAATCTTGTGGTGATACAAGACTTAAATCTTGAGGAATTACCACATAATTATCTATTATAGGGCCAGAGATTGAAGTGTAATCTTCATTACGATAAAAACTAACCGCAGTAACTGGTGTATTAGATAATGGGTCACCTTTAATAAATGTCCAATTATCAACATCATATTGCTTGAGTGTTGGTTGCTCTAATATTAAAGCACCTCTGACAAATGAACTATTATTTATAACCTCTACAAATCTTTCATAATTAAACTCCACAATATCTTGATTTGTTAATCTCTTGATAAACCTCAACATTTGTGGTGATATAGGCTTTATATCATATGCAACACCAACTTGCAAGTCAAACCTTTTGTTATATGTAATTGGTGCGCTTGGTGGAGTATCTACAAATAATACTTTAAGATTTGTAGATGATGAGCAATATAACTCCTCAATTCTCATAATATTCCAAAACCCACGATACATAAATATCGTTTGGTTGAATGAAGTATTTATTTTTTCTAATACATTATATGAACTCTCATATACACTTGGTTCGGTCTCAAAAGTCTTTGGATCAATATAAGCCTGATTTAGTGATATATTAGGGTAAGTTGTACTCATACTGTCGTGGTACAAGTTATTTATCACTTGATACTTATCCCATCCAAGAGCAGTACCCCCAGTGGCATATTGTACCATATCAATTATCTTTTGCTTAGCAGTTACCTCAACACCACTATTGCTAAATAATATATCTTTTAACTTACCAAACCCATCTGTTGCCGTAATTGTGATGATGTGATTTTGGTCTTGCCACTCCTCACGATAATCGGATTGCATCACATAGCCAGTCCAATAAACCTCACTTAAATTATAATAATAAAAATATACTTGTATATCGGTGTCACTTGTAGCTAAAAAGTTCTCAAGTGTTACACCAGTTGAACTTGCAAGAATTTCTATCTCGGCAAGTTGCGCTCTTATTGGCTTAAATATATTATCCTCGGTATTAAATTCTTTAAGCACGAATGGTCTTGCCCCAGAGGTTAGGTCTATAACCGAACCAGTGTAGCCTTCATAGTATAAAGACACCCTACCTTGATAACCTTCAAGGCTATAAAAATCTATTCTATATTTCTCTTGTTTAGCCAACTCGATTGATTGTTCCGTTTGTTCTGTTCAATACACCGACCAAATCACTTCCTCTTTGCATAAATACTACCTCACCAGCCAATTGCATACCGCCACCACTTAAATTAGCTAAGTTTGGTTGACCGCCTCCACCACCTTTGTTAATACCAAAACCAAGTGCTGATGTTATTCCTTGAAGGACTGCTTTAAATCCACCAGCAGTGCCACCCTTAGCAGCACCAAAGCCTCCACTAAATATAGTAAATAATAGCGATATGATACCCGTTGCAATTATCTTAGCAACAATTTGATTGATGGCTTGTAATACCGCCTTACCAAACTCTTTAAATGCAAACTTTCCAGTATTTAAAAAGTTCTCAAATACATCACTAATAGGATTAAAAAATGTGTCTTGTGCTAAATTAAATGCAGCATCAAGGTTAGCTTGTTCTTTTATATTTTTTAATGCATCGGTTGCTATTTGTGCATTTTCTTTTAGTTTATTAGTATTAATTGGTATAGGTGGTGGTGCAGTTGGTATAGTTTTTGGAATATTAATTCCAAGTTCACGTTCAAGTTTTCTTCTTTCATTAATACTTCTCTCAAGATTTTTATTATCTTCTTTATTTAAGAAATCTTGTCTATCAATTCTTTCTTGCGTAAGCCTAAGTAGTTCTACTCTTTCCTTCTCTGCTTGTTTTATTTTATCATCGCTATTTTTAATAGCATCCTTTGTTTGTTTCTTTTCTTTATCTCTTAAAGTGTCTAAATTATCACCAAGAGTTTTTGCTTCACTTGATATTTTTGAAATGCCTAAAAGTGTTGGCTCTAAAGATTTAGTCCATTTATTTGTCTCTATTGTAATATCGGCAATTTCTTTTTTTGCATCTGCTACATCTTTGGCAAGTTCTTTTGCTCTTATATCTCTTTGTGCAGATAATGATTTTTCTTGTGCAGTTAAACCTTTGCCTTTTTTAGCATCAATTTTTGCTAATCTTTGTTCAAGATCAATTTCCTCTTTTCTTGCAGATAAATACTTGCCATTTGCTTGAAATCTTCTTTCTTCAATGTTATCAAGTACTTTAGAAATTGCAGTAGCTTTAGTTTGTAACTTTATAAACTCTAATTGAGCCTTTGCATTTTCGCCAATTAATTGTATGCTTTTAGCGGTAGATAAGTTTTGCTCATCTATACCAGCTACCACATCTGGACTAATCTTTTTTAATTCTCTATACGCAGCAAGTCTTTCCTCTTGTGTTTTAGTTTCATTTTGTATTGTAGAAACTAATATATTTATTTTTGCAATTTGTGAACCAGTGCCTCCACTTGCCTCTAAAATTGCTTTATTAAACTCAATTTGAGATTTAATTGCATTAGAATTAGCACTAAATAATACATTTACTGCATTACTTAATGACCCATACTTTTGAACAAGTACAGTAACACCAGATATTACCGCACCTACTGCAAATGTTATCCCAGCTGGTCCAATTAATGATGAACCAAGTGCTTTTAAAGCACCAATAGCACCACCACTTTTTTGTGATAATGTACCTAATTGATCAAATAAAATTGGTAAGTTGTTTGATATAGCAATAAATCCAAATGGAGCATCTCTCGCTACTTGACCTAATGCGTTTAAAGAAGATGCACCATCATTAACCGCTTTAGGTAACTTACTTAAACCTTGTGAACGAAGATTGACAAGACTGCCTTGCAAGTCTGCTATGTACTTATTTGTTTGTACGATAGCATCCCCAGTCTTGGTTTTTAACTCGGTTTGTACCTTCTTGAGTTCACGTTCAACTTCACTAATTGATTTTGTGAACTTAGAGACATCAGCACCAACCCGAAATATAAATTCTTCATTCATTGTCTTAACCTTTTGAATATTTCTCTTGCCTCATCATCACTAATGCCTCTTTGTGATTGTTCATCACCTGGTAAACTCCACAATGCCTCTGGAGTTTTTGGTGCGCTCTTTGGATCACCCATTAAGCGCACCATTGTAAACATCAAAAGTCTTGTTTGCCTATAAGTGTCGACCTTCTTTTCCTCGTGTCCTTTTATCATTAGGGACAAATGCCGTGGACTCATATCAAAAAAATCACGAGGCAAAAGACACAATTCACCAAAGGCAAATGCTTCTATTTCTTCCCACGAGATGTCTTTTTTTTTGGTTGGTCAACAACATCTAAAGCAGTTTGGATGTATTGGTTATTAGTCCAAATTTCAATAACACTCTTTATTTGTGTCATCACATCCTCATTGAGTAAGTTTGTTTCAATCCAATCCACAAACTCCTCAAACTTTAGAGTAGGCTCAACATCCTTTACCAAGCAATTATTAAAATAACCACTATAAATGATGTGAGCAAGACCAATCTCATTTAAGTCTCCACCTTGATACGACTTGCCCTCAACAAGCTTGTCTTGTAAATATCTAAATGAAGCCATTCCAAATTTAAGTCCGACCTTTTGGTCGTTAATAGTAATAGAAGTATAATTCATAAGTTAAATTAAGCAGTAGTATCTAAAGCACCATTTGATTGGATTGTGCCAGAGAAATTAATAAATTCAGTAGTTGATTGATTTAAAGTAAGGTCAGTGATATAACCTTTAAATTGGTGATAGTACACCGCACCAGCACTTGAACCAGTTACGATTGGGTTTTGTACCCTTACGTTTACTTCAGTCTTATTTACCATTGCATTTAATACTTCCTCATAAGAGATAGAAACAGTTGGCAATGAACCTGGGTCAGTTTCGCAAATTGCATCAAAATCAACACTCATCTGAGGTGCTGATGGTGATGTGAAAGCACCACAATTCGTTTGCTCAGTAGTTGCATCCATAGTAGTATTTACTGATGATGTTCTCAAACAAACCAAAGGCTTGTAAGATGTACCACCAGCTACATCAATTTCGATGTTTTGTAATGATCCTAAAATTTGTCCCATTTTACTTTTATTTTTGGTTAACTAAATTGCTAATTGTTATTATTTTCCTTGCTATAAAATTGTCCCCATTAACTACTGGCAAGTAAGTAGATAATGTTCTTGCCGTTGGAAATACCTCAAAATTAGCATCATCAAAACCATCAACCTTCGTGTCAGGTATTAATATGTTAAGTATTTGAGATGCGATATTATCAACGATACTATTATCGTAAACTCGATATTGTTCACTACTTATGTCAATGACAACATCAACAATATTGCCAAAGCTATTATTAGTGTTTGAAGCTACCTCGGTTATAGAACTAATGATAACATAATTTTGTGGCATTGTCCTAAATGGGTTTTGCCCATACACTGGCACATCTTTGCCATTGTAAGACAAATTACCATTTAAGGCATTCACATAAATTGTACGCACATTGTTACTACAATCAAGCATTTTTACTTCTTATTATCTTTATTGCCTCCTCCTTAAACTTAGGATAATAGGCAAGAATAGATGGTCTCATATATGGTCTCGCTGGTAAGTTAACTTGCTTTATACCCCTACCTTTATATTTACTTGCAAGTGCGCTCCATTCTTTGTTCTCTGGTGGGATAAAACCATTACCAGTCCCAAATTCAACGTAAGCAGCATAATTAGTTTGAGCGACCAAGTAATAAGAAAGAAATTGGTCTTTCTTTAGTGAGATTGAGTTTCGAAGTCTACCAGTATCAACCGCAACTAAATTCTTAGCACTTGTAGCCATTAGTTCACCCGTTGCAGCAAGTTCACGATCAAGCAAAGCAGCGGTGCCATTTACTTTCTCTTTATAACGATTAAGCAATCTTTGGAAAGCTGCATCACTAACTTGTATGTTTATCCCCTTTGCCACTATATTACAACAGTCTTATATTGGTGATAATTTAACCCATCCCAATAAGGGTATTGTGAAATAGATGCACTTGGGTCGGCATTCATATTCTTACCCCTATTTTGGTAAGACCAAGCCACAAGTGTTAAAATATCACTTACCAAATCAGATGGTAATTCACCATATCCAGCTTGATATTTTATATCATAATACCCTTGTGAGTATAACCAAACCTTGCCACCAATCACCTCATATTCTTCATTCTTAGTTAGTGTCTCACTCATATTTATGCCAGTCTTTAACACCACCTCATCCACGCAATTAAGTGGTGAGTAAGGCAAGTCAACCATCCAAACATTCGGCACAATACCAGTGAGTTGAATGTTTGCTCTTATTAGCTTATTTGTCAAAGACCTACCAGTTAATAACTCAAGATGCTTCCTTGCACTTGAGATTAAATTATCAATCAACGAATCATCCGATGTGTAATCAATACGCATCCAATTCTTTGCATCCGTTCTACTTACTGGCTCAACCACTGCATCAGCTAAAATGGTTATCCCGTTTATATATATTGCCATTACTTGTAATATTTATCAACCATTTCTCTGAGCCAGAGTTCAAATTCATCAAGTGCTTTTCTTGGGTCGTGGTCTTTCGCTCTTTTTCTTGCTCTCCTTGAGGCTTCGGCATATGCCTTTTTCTCATCCAACTTTGTAATTGCTTCAACCCAGCTTTTAGTGTCATTACGATCTTTTATAAATATTCCAGCATAGCCACAATTCTCAACCAAACCATCGGCATTACTGCAAATGACTGGAATGCCATTACACATTGCCTCCGTAGCCGTTCTTCCCCAACTCTCATACTCACTTGGCATCAACAAGATTCTTGTAACACCATATATAGGCTTAATATCTGCCGTATTTGGCACTATTTTAAGGTTTGGAAGGTTTGGTGTCACTTGCTCATCATAACTCCCCAAAACGCCTAAAAATCGCTTATTTGGCAATGCCCTTGCTATGCTTTCAAATATCTTACCGCCTTTATTCTCGTTTAAGTTTATAAGTGTAATATATTCGTTAACCTCTGGGTCTTTGCCTAAGTCGTAATCTCTAAAATCAACGGGAGGCGGTATTGTAAAGTTATCCCATTTGTAGTTTAATTTCCTCTTAATCCATAATGAGTTATAGACAATGTGTTGTGGAAATCGTGCATTTTCAATCTCTGGGTACTTATGGCTATTATGTATTAAATGAAATACTGGTTTTTTATACAACCCAGCAGCACCAATTGTCCATTGTGTATAATCTAAATGCGTAAAAACGCAATGAGACCACCTCATTAAATTCTCAATCACATTTGGATTTGGTGGAAATACATCAACCCCATCGAAACAATAATTATTTTTTATTTTATAGTGGTTAGCTTGATGCAATAAAACCCTAACATTATGCCCTTTAGCCATCAAGTCTTTTGCCATATTATGCGCCATCCATTCTGCACCACAATTATGAACGGGAGGGTATAAGTGTATGCTAAATAGTATATTCATATTAGTTTATTAGCACTTCCATTAAAAATCTCTCTATAATCTGCGTAGTGATCCCATAAAGCACTTTGATGTGGCTTCTGCCAAGCTATCATAGGTGCTATTATATAGCTATTCCCTCTTGGATGAACATTCTCCTTCAACCAATCATCAAACATCACTGATGTGTCTGTATAAGCCTCACAAATGGCTTTTGGATTATTGAATATTACTGCGTGTGTAGTCCAACAACCAAAAGTCCTATATAAATTATCACTATATTTCTCAATAGGTGCTACAAGGTTTGCACCTAAATAGCAAATCTCCCAATCGGGAGGTAACTGCCTTAAAGCAGAAATTAAATGCTCATTCTCTCTTATCTCAACGTCATCCTCAAAAAAATACAAAACATCATCAATCTCCTTACAAATATTACTTATAGAGATGTTAAATGATGTCTTTGGGTTGGAATGCTTTTCGGCATACACAACCTTTGCTTCTATTCCTAATTTATTAATCTCACTTAATGCGCTATCAAGTGTAGGTGATCCTTCGGTAGTAAGTAGTCTAACTTTCATAAGTTAAAATAAGGGGAGAGAAAACTCCCTCCCCTATATTTATAAACCTTAGATAGCACCATAGATAGCAGCTGAAGGCTGGAACTGCAATAGTTCGCAACGAGCCTCTGCTCTGAAAGTGATAAGGTTCTTGATGAAATCATCTTGATCGAACTCGGTAGAACGAACTGCAAGACCGCTTTGCTG